AAATCCACTTTGTGATGATGTGCAATTATTTACCCGCATCAATGGTGGCGCAGGTTACGAGGTCGCAACTGGAATATCGACTACCGTTTCTTTTACCCCTGATGCAACCGTTGATTATGCCATTGTTGGAGCATCAATAGTTCCAGCCGCACCGCTTGGAGAAGGCGTAGCAATTTCACCAAATATGTTTATATAGAGGAAAATTATGAGAGCAACAGGAATTGACATTTATCAAAAATATCAACCAAACTATGTACATCAAGGCCATCATGATTTTATTATCTTGAAAGTGTCTGATGGTAGTCTTTCAAAAGAGTTTGAACGGCTTTATGCTCAATCAGAATTAGTTCCATTAAAAATTGCGTATCATTATTTACGTTCTGGAATGGAAGCTCAACGTCAAATAGATGCTTTTCTAAATACAATGGAGGGATATCATTTTGATGGAGTAGCAATAGATTTTGAAAAAATTGGCAATAGTCCATCGATGCAGTTTGGCCAAATATTACACGACACATTGCTTGGTGTTAAAGCTGAAACTAATAAACGTACTTTATTGTATAGTAGCCCATCAATAATTCAAGAGTGGCTATTTTGGTATGGTCATACAACATGGGTTAGAGAGTGGCCACTTTGGATTGCTCAATGGCCGTACTATGGATGGAATGATGTTATGTATAATGTACCTCTTACTGAAGAGTGGCAGCCACGCCTTCCTGCGGGTACCGTAGATTGGAAGATATGGCAGTACTCAGCTGATAAAAACAAAAAGGGACCAGAAAATGGTATAATGAAAAAGTATGCATGGTCTGTAGCACCATCTGTAGACATGGATGTGTACAATGGCACACCTGCTGAGATGATGGAATGGTTTAACGTTACCCAACCACCAACGCCACCTCCGCCGTCTAACACATTTCCAATTGATGTTGTGGGTATTTTAGACAGCTCAGATGACGATATAGAAGCGGTTATAAATATTGAACTAAGGAGAAAACAATGATTGTTGAATTAGTATCTAGTGGCAGCACAGTGATAACAGAAGATGAATTTCACGAATTGCTTGCTATTGCAAAACGTAAAGAAAATGTATCTATTGTAATTACAGTTCCAGCAAGTATATCTGGTGAAGCACTCCCTGAAATACCACCAGAGGAAGAAGACCCAGAAATAACATATCGCGAAGCTAGAGCAATTGCAAAACCTGGGAAAATAGCAGTTGTTTGCTGGGAAATTGTAAAATGGAACGATGCACATGAAAAAGACCCGCCTCAAGAACGTGGTGCTGAGCTTGCTCATCCTATCGATATGGGTGACCGTACTTTTATTCCAGATGGTTCAATAGTTCACGTGTTCCCAGACTCAATCAAAGCAGATGGTGGTGGTAGAGCATTTTTAATACACGATGCACCAGAAGCTCGTAATTCTGACAGCACCAGCATTGCTATTACTGGCGGTCTGTATATGAAAGATACAGAACTGGAGTTCTAAAATGTTTACAATTGTGATGCAATTTATAGTAAGTACTTTGTTAGCGTGTGTGGCAATATGTGCATTTTTTAAGACCGATATACGGGCTATAAAAATCGCACTTATGTTAACTGCCATTGCGTCTATTGGAATGGTTACTATTATTGCATCACAATTTGTTTGGGCAACAGTTCCATCACATAAAGAACTGTATAGAATATTTGTTTTTATCGTAACCGCTTCCGAATTAGCCGTTATAACAGCATTATTGGAGTACGTAAAATGGAAAACCTAGACATTGGACAAGTTTTAATGGCAATTGGTACTGTAACAAGTTTAATTTTGGCATACAACGCTTATCGAGCTACAAAAGCAGATGTCATTAATAAAATGAGTAATACTATTACGGACACAATAGATACTATAGAAAAATTACGATTACGAGTTACCAACCAAGGCGCACGAATTGATTTGCAAGACGATGAAATCAAAGCACTTAGAGGTCGAATTCGTATTTTAGAAAATATAAACGTGTTGTTGCGTACATATATTCGTAAGCTTTTCAAACAACTTAAAAGTCATAATATTGAACCTGTAGCTCCGCCGGAAGAGTTAGATTTGGACAATTAGTGATATAATTAACATCTATCATTAAGGAGAAAATGACATGAATGACTTTGGCGAAAACCCAATATCCATTGAGAGTGAGAGTCCAAACGAACAAACAATTACGAGCAAATCACATCGGATAAAAACATTAGACCAGTTGATTGAAGCGTGTGAAATAAATTTGAAAGAATGGGTATTAGAAAGCCATGTGATAAACAAATGGGATGGGCAAATGAAAGGTGGACAGCCCATTCCACTGTGGCAAGTAAAAGCATGGCTATCACGAAAGGCACCAGAAGCAGTTCACCCAGTTATTAGTCCAGTATCCGTACAAATAAACACTCCCCCATCACGAAAGAAAAACCTAAAGTTCAAATCAGACCCAATAATATTGCATTTAGCTGATGCACATATGGGTTATCGTGCAGACAATTCTACCGGTTATTTAGAGCCATTCCACGACCGTCATGCACTAGACATTGCGTTACAAGTTGCGATAGACCTTCAGCCAGACGTAATTGTTTGGTCTGGTGACCAATTGGATGCTAACGAATGGTCTGATAAATTTGTTCGTGAGCCGGCTTTTCATATGACCACGCAACCTGCAATTTGTGAGTTGACGTGGTGGCTTGGACAATTCAAAATGGCAGTCCCTCATGCTCGTCATATTATGTTAGAGGGCAATCACGAATTAAGGTTCCCGCTTGCATACATGAGACATTTGCCAGCCGCGTTCAAACTAAAACCAGCTACAAAAATAAAAACAACGTTTGAATGGGGATTAGATAGTTTTATAGAAGTCGACAAACTTGGTATCGAGTGGTTCAACGGCTATCCAAACAATATGGCTAAAATTACAAAACATATCGATGCTATTCATGGAAACGTAGCACGAAAAGTTCCTGGTTCTAGTGGATGGGCTTTGCTTAGCCAATCTTTTGTATCAAAAATATTTGGTCACATCCATCGCTCAGAAGTCGTAACAACAACAGTCAATGATAGTGAATCGCAACGAGTAATAATGGCTGCTAGTCCCGGTTGTCTATGTCGCACAGACTTTGTCGTGCCTGGACATAGTATAAACCAAAACTGGCAACAGGGATTTGGGGTTGCTCATGTACAAGATGAAAGCTTAGTCGCGTATGACACGGTTCAAATACGTGACGACAAAGCATATTATAATGGCCAAGTGTATACGTCTCAAGGTGGATTTATTTCTAAACTAAATAATGATACAGAGTGGCACTTTGCCCCCAAACCATAAAAACACACCTATATAGTCTTATATAAATAGCAGGCCGATGCACCGGTAGCCCCCGTGGTGACTCACTTTTGGATGCTTTATAGCATTATAGCGTTTTATAGCGTTTATAGCAAAATAAAAAATTTAGTGCATCTTGTATAGTATAATATAAAAGTTGTCGTACTGTTCCTAGCTACGACAACTTTATGATTCATTTATATGTACTTTAGTACAAGTTAGTGTCACTTAATGGCATACAATCAATTCCGCTATCTCCATTCAAATAACACACAACATTAGCTTCTCTATCAACGACTCTAAAAACTCGATAATCAAAAGTGTTTATGAGATAATGTACGTTTGTACTGTTTTCTGCAGTTGAAATCGTTTCTGTCATTGGTGCGCATCCAGACAGCAAAGAACTCAATACAAAAAACATAAGTATTGTTACAAGTATCAAAAACAGATGTACAAAACGTCTTCTATATATGTTCATTTGCCTCTCCCTAATAATTTTTGTTTTCTAGTTGGTGCCGGATTGCGAAGCATTAAATCCGGCACAACAATAGCGTTTTCAATAAGCTTTTTATATTCTGTGCGATTGGGAATAACTTTTCTTGCTATAGCTGCATTAAGTCCATTATCCTTGTCAAACACATCACCTTCCATACACCGAACAGTTATTTCTGTTCCATCGTTCCATTTTACCGTGGTTCCAGGGTTGTGAAAAATAACTTCAACAATCTCTTGTGCCACTTTAAAATCAATATCAAGCGTTACTTCATACCTAGCCATTTGCTTATCTCCTTTTGTACCATCTATTTGCATTTCTTAACATTTTCGTACGTTCTTTGCTTGTTGCATGTCTTGTGATTTTTTGTGTACTTAATGTTACATATTTGTTTTCATCATAAGCCCTCCAAAATCCTGGTGTAGCTTCATCGGCAACAAAAGTTGGGAATGCTGTTGGTATTCCGCATTTTGCAAGTTTTATTGCGGCCGTATACCCAGCAACATCATCGTCAAATACGCTGATTACATTAAATCCATTTAGTAATTCTAAAGCCTTGAATGGTTGGCTAACTCCTAGCATTGCAAAGGCTTGTAATCCAGCCATTTTTGCTCTAAGAGCACCAAAAACACCTTCTGTTAAATAAACTGTTTTAGATTTGTCTAATGTAAACACCTCCTTTGCAGGCCATAGTGGTGGTTTATTTCCATGTACAATATATCTATATTTATTATTATCAACAAGGCGCTCTTGCACACCAACAAGCTTACCATTGTGCGCATGTAACCTAAAAAAAATAGAATTAGAATAAGCTCGTATTTTGTATCTGTTTATTGTTTCATTATCAACAAGTCTAGAGTGCAAATATTCATTGTTTAGTGCCAATGGGAATAATGCAGTTTTTTTCCAGTTTTTTAACTTTTCACCAGAACCATGCATTGCTAACAGACGCAATTTGTCTGATTTTTTCATTAACGATACAACACCACCAAGATAATTTGCAATCTCTTTGGCAGAAAATGACGATGCGCATGTAAAGCAATATAACACACCTTTTTCCATATTAAAGCTTGCGCTTGGAGTGCGGTCGTTGTGGAATGGACACAAGCAAGAAATCTCTGGATATGAATAATGGCCCAAAGTAAGGCCAAGAGCCAAAGGGTCCACGATGAACTCTGCTGATGTATGTTTGTAGTATGACATATTATATAATGCCTACCATTTCATGCCTTCTGGCAGCTCCTTGGTGACTTCTGATGGCATTACAGCCTCATCTATCAATCGCATATGGTCCCAATCTATGGCTATTGTGGTACCAACTTCTGGACCAAATCGATTTTTTATTAAAAGAGCCTCTAGTCTTGTAGCGTCAGTGGCCAATTTTCGCAATGCAATAATAAAATCTGCGTCTTGACCAAGAGCATCTGAATATGCTAAGTCTTCTGGGTCAATTTCTTTTTTGCCACCAATTCTTTTTAATTGAGTAAGCCCAACAACTGGAATTTCCAAAGCTAATGCTAGCTGCTTAAGTGCCCGTGATATGTATGCAACGCGTTCCCAGTTTGGACCACCTTTAGCACCAGGCACGTTCATTAGATAAACACCATCAACGACCAGCACATCAATATCTTTTATATACCTAACAAGAGAAGCAAGTCCAGCAGGCGATAGTCCACGTTGCTTGGGCACTATAATTGTGCCAGCTCCAGCTGCTTTCCGTTCGGCAATTGTTTCCACGACCCCATCAATCATTTTTGAATAGCCTGGAGAATCACTGCTTCTAAATTTCAGTGGGTCTATGCCACATACAATCCCATCAAGACGCATAAAAATATCTGTATGTAACATTTCGTTTGAAACATAACAAACGTTTTTACCAGCAAGCCACCAATTGTATGCAAAGAATTTGCTAATCATCGACTTCCCAGTACCAAGTCTTCCTGCAATTAGTGCAAAATCCCCATCCGAAAGCCCTTTCATGGCTCTATTTAAAATTGCTAAACCAAGATTTAGACGGGCTTTTCTTATGTATTTTTTCTTTCTGTCAAACGATGCATAATCTACATACAACTCTTCAGTATTTTGAGCTAATGAAATCTCTTCAATAATAGCTTCTGGATAATCACCACTATTGTCTAACATAAACTCTTCTGCTTCAGCCAGTTTACGTGAAACAAAAGACATGCGTTTATTTTTTAGCGTTAGCTCAAACACATCTTCAAGTAGCAATCCTTCATCTGATGTGATTGGTATAAATGAAGAATGTTCTTTTCTAAGTCTAGACACTGACGGCAATCTAGATTTTGTTGCATAAAACTCTAAAACCCAATCAACCATAGACATATCAAATGGACTAAAAAAGTTATTTGGAAACTTTATTAAGAACTCTGGGTTCTTATCTATTAGCGATAACGTTATTAATTCGTTCATAATATATGGTTATAATTCTCATAGTCAAGTAGTTTGCCATTGGATTTTTTAATTTTTATGGCGATAATGTCGTTTTCTTCAATGTGCGCATCTCTAGACCAACACACACCAGATGGAGTCAAATAATAAACTTTATATAGTCCCCACCTAGAACGTTTTTCTTTTATATGGTCAACAATTCCCATTGACCAGCCAACAGGTAATCGTTCCATTTCTTTTATCATTCGAGAGGTTGGCATAATTATTCCAAGATATTTTAAATATGATTCGTGCTTGTTTCTTGGTGGTTTGTATTTTTTAGAAAATTGCAAATCTTCTTTGCTAATTTCCATGGCTCCCAAGCTATCAAAGCTGCCTAAATGCCAAAACCCTTCTCTTGCTCTTGCACGAACTAATGATTTTGGCACTCGTTTCATAAAGTCATCTGTTGTAGCAAAATCACCATTCAATCGTTCATCAATAATTGCTTGGGCGCCCTTGGCACCAAGAAATTTTATCGAACTCAATGGCATATAAACATGTTCATTGTCTGCGGTATGTAAAATGTTAGATTTGTTTATATCGGGTGGTACAATGTCTATACCATGAGAAACGGCCTCTAACACTAATGCTTGCTGATTGCTCAAATCATAGTTCAAACTTTCTGCATAAAAGTATGTGGGATAATTAGCTTTCCACCATGCCATGTCCCAGGCAATGCGTGCGTATGCTGTAGAATGAGCTCTATTGAATGAATACTTGCTATGCGTAGCCAATTCGTTCCAGAGATTTGTGGCTACTTTTGGTGTTAATTTTTTACCAGCTGCTCTAAGAAAGTCTTCCTTTAATTTAACAAATTTCTTTACCCATGATGGATTGTCTGGTCTACTTTTTACAATTATTTTGCGGATGCCATCTGCTTCTGAAAACGTAATTCCAAGAACACGTGCAAATATTGCCATAACCTGTTCTTGAAATACAATTGCTCCATAAGTATCTGCTAAAATATCTTCAATAAGTTCTGGTACTTTTCTTGGCTTTGACTTCCATTCGTGATACTTATCAGTAACTCCAGCAGCCAACGCACCTGGTCTATATAGTCCATTGATTGCTATTAAATCCTTGAACGTAGATGGAGCAACTCTTATTGTAAGGTCACGAATACCAGGAGAACCAGAAAATTGGAAAATGCCAGCTAAAGTTCCTTTGGTAAATATATTAAATGTAGCGTGACCATCTGTTGGTTCTGGTGCAATTTGTTTTAGTTTATTTTCTAGTTGCCCAATTACAGACAGTGCTGCTAATCCAAGCAAATCAAATTTTACAATTCCCGCTTGCGTAAGTTGATTTTGTTTGCCTTCTGTCCATGCAGCCGCCAATTCGTTACCAACACGTTCTATAGGAACAACGGCATCTGTAATAATAACACCACCAGCATGCTTGCCTTTATGTCGTACTTGGTGCAACATTGTTTCATATGCTAATTCAAAATCGGGGTTTTCGGCTGCAGTTGTTTTAAATATATCACTATCTTCACCACGTTCAGCAATTTCTACACCAACATCACGTCCAAGCCTAAACGATTTTGCCAAATCGTGAATTAAAGATTTGTGCGAATACCGTGAATATGTAGCGATTGGTATTGCGTTCCATTTTTTTGCTGTGTATTCTATTACTTTTTTTCTATGAACACTGTCAAAATCTACATCAACATCGGGCATTTCTTTGCGGTCTTTGCTTAAGAAACGTTCAAAAATAAGGTCGTGTTTTAGTGGGTCAATTTCTGTTATACCAAGCAAATATAAAACTAATGAACTCGCGCCACTACCACGACCAGGACCAACTTTAGTTCCAACTTTTTTTGCATAATCTATAATATCTTTTAGAATAAGAAAATATGCTGCAAATCCAGTTCCTATAATGATATCTAACTCATGCATTGTTCTGTCATAATACTTAAGCTGTGTTTTCAAATCATAAAAATGTAAAGCGTCGTTTATTTTTTGTAGCAGCTTGTTTTCAGCATCTTCGATATGTGGCAAGCTTGCAGTTCTAGATAAGTTTACTGAAGAAATTTTATCTGCAACCACCCCAGTATTAGCTACCATTTGTTTGAAATCTTTGAATTTAATTCCAGCAGCCTTTGCTCGACTACCAATATATCTGGCCTTTTTCAACCATAAATGTTCTGAATTATAATCAAATCCAGCCCTCATTCTTACAACTCGCGGATGAATGATTGCGTGCTCTTGACGTGGAAAATGAACATCGTTTGTAACAACAGTTTGCAAATCTAATTTGTCGGCCAACCACATTGGTCGAGTCCACGTATCAATATCCGCCACAAACATAACTTCGGCGAACAAATTAGACCCAAATGCAGCTTTCAATTTTGTTCCCAGTTTCAAGGCGTCATCTTTAGGCAAGTTGTTCAATGGTGAAGAAACGCATCCAGTAAGACATATTAAATTTTTAGAATATTTTAACAGTTGGTCAACAGTAAACGCAGGTCGCCGATGTTTACTTGCATGGCCTAAATTATTGAGCTTTACTAAATTGTTAAATCCACGTTTGCCATCAGCCAACAATGTTATATGACCAACATCGCCATCAACAATTAAATATCCTTCAACTCCAAGAATTGGTTTTATACCAGCTTCATTGCACGCATTGTTAAATGAAATTGCATTTGCTAACGTACCGTGGTCGGTCATGGCTAAAGCTTTAAAACCAGAGCTTTTTGCCGTTGATACTAACTCATCAACCGTACCAAGTCCGTCTAAAATACTTGCATCAGTGTGAACGTGAAGGTGTGTAAACATCAATTAGACATCCAAGGTTCTAAAATAACTTTCAATGCTTCACTTTTAATATTATTAAATGCAGCAATTCCATCAACATGTTCTTCACCAGTAATAGTATTGCGATTACGATAAACAAATGCTCTTGCAACAAATGCAAAATCTTGTAAATATTCTGGCAATTCGCATGTTAACGTGTAAAAATCATATGTATATGGATTTGCATAAATCTTATAAAGTTTGTGCAATTCATCATAAGATAAGTTTACTGGCATAACACCCATTGACGTGCCTGGATTATCTCCTGGCATATAATTTTTAACTTCTTTTAATTTTTCAACTTTCTCAAAATGACGTTCATACAAATGAAACGACCCAGCATTATGGTGATATCTGCCAAGACTACAACCAAGATTGGCTGCAATAAATTCTTGTATCATTGTAAAGCAAAACAAATCATATGGTAACCCCCAAACGGCGTCGTTAGAGCGCATATTTGCTATTGCATGTAAATAATTGTTACGTAATACAAATTGCATAGTTAGTGTGCACGGTGTATTTAATCCGCCACCTCCCAATAAATCTGTAGACCCTCTATAAATAGAAACTACAGCTCTGCGAGAACTTGGATTGTTTCTCAATGCATCAATAACTGTTAACAATTGGTTGGTAGGTACATTTAAACGTGGTCCATATGCTCCATCCAGAGTAGCTCCATCAGATGACCAATCTTCATATTTTTTTATATATGTTGTGAAATATTTTAAATCATCTATTCCAAGCATATATGAAAGCCATTCGGCAATTGCAAAAGCTATATTAAATTTATGAATTTCTGGAAGTGGGTATCTGTATCTTGGAAAGTCAAATACAAAAGATTTGTTAATAAATTCTCTTGTAACAATTCCCGTTTCTGACGTGACTGGGTTACCAATTTTGTGTGTTTCTAATAGAATGTTTTTATATTTATGCGTAAACATTTGCACTCTCCTATTGAATTATATCAAACATGTTGAAAATATTATATTAAGACTTCATTAATTATATTTTGCTTTTGAAGAAAGAATAAAATAGCGTTTATTTGTTTGGTTAAATCTTTGTCTGTTGTGTTTAAATGTAAGACCGGTATTGGTGTGTGCCAAAAATACAATTCATATGCGTTTTTTATTGCCATTATTTTGTGCTTGGGAATCACTTCATCATCAAACACATCATCAATATTATCTTTATAGCAATAAACAATGATAGTTCCAAGAGCATTATATTTTAACGACAAATAATGAACAAATTTGTCATCAGACTTTCTATCAAATGCTCGTGCATAAGCAAATTCAGACACAAAACTTCTATCAAAAATTATATCAGGCTTAAGAAGTTCCATAAGTTGTAGTTCAACGTTACCACCAAATTTCAATAACAATTCAAAATGCTTTTCATTATGTTCATTGTATAGCGTTTTTTGCGTCTCGTTTTTATAAACTGGTACGTTGATAACTTTACTTAGCTCATTAGCAATAGTAGTTTTTCCCGTATCATCCACACCTTCAAATAAAATTATCATTTAGCCATCATCTTTTCAATATCACTAATTACTTTGGGTACAGTAACTTCAAACGAAGATTGTGAATTTCTATTATATATGGCATCCATACTGTCAGAGCGGTCGTGTTCTCTAAGCGAATATGCAAAGTCAATAGCATAATCCAACGTATCAGACAATGATTTTTCGTCAATTTCTTTGTTTGCATTGACCATTACTTGTGGAAAATCGCTACCAACAATATAACTTTGTTCAAAAATGTTTGCAACTACTGGAATGTTTCCAGCCTCAATAGACTCACGCAAAGCACATCCACCATACCGTTCCATAGTAAATAAATGCACCGAAATATCACTACCCCATAACAATCGCCAATATTCCTCTCTGTTGAGTGGCTTGTCATCATTATATTTTATTGCCGCTTCACATGAAGCGCGAATAAGTTTAGGTTCAACTTTGCGTGATGGATTTGTAAATACAACCTCAAAATCTTGACGCTTATGATATAAATTATTTACAGCTTCTATAAATTCAAGATGATGTGCATAATTTATTCCAGATAATCTATTCAAAAACAAAACACGAACCTTTTCGGGATGTTCTTGTTTGCTTATTGGTACAAGTGCTTCGTCTATCGAATAGCCAAAATCCCAGACCGTAGATTTGCTTTCAATTTTCTTGACAATACGTGGGTTAAATTTCTGCATAGCGTTATGAATAAATGCAGACTTTGTCGAATTACACGTAAACACAGCTAAATCAGAACATTCAAACCCATCTGTTTGTCGCCAATCATATGATATTTCTTTAGCAACCTTTGCTTCACCAATTTCAGGTGCATCAATCCAAAAACATTGTGTTATTAGTTTTGTGTTTAGTTTTTTAAGGTGCAATAATGTTTTTATATTTCGACTTTGCTCTGTAATATTATTTATAATTACATCAAAATCTATAACAGTAGATGGATATTGGTCTAATATATATTCAAACGATGAAACAGAAAAATTATATCTATTTCTAAAAGCATCAACGGGAAAATAATATGGGATATATGTTATATTTTCATGTTGAAAAATTTCATCATATGACTCAATATCAGCAAACATATTTAATTGTGCAATAAGAACATAAAGATGCCAGTCTACATGTTTCACAAGTTCTCTTGCAAACCCAGCAAACATATTTATATTGCTATCTGCACTAAGCCATTTCCCTTCATTATTATATATTGATTGTTGCATTACATAAAGTATATTCATTTACCTCTTCCACCTCGCCATTTGAAGCCACGTTTTTGTGTCTTCAAGTCTAATAAACGGGCCAACTAAATCCCATGAGTCAAATTGTTCTACAATTTTTGCAAAATTTGCTTTTATTGCTGTGCGTACAGAGTAGTGAAACTCTATAGAAACTTCACGAACAAAATCTGGTAACACAACTTCTAATAGTTCAAATTCAGCGCCTTCAGCATCCATTTTGATTATTTCTGGTTCATATACATACAAAAGGCCTTCCCAATCAATTGCGTCTACGGATGTAGACTTTCTTCCACGAACAGAATATGATGTATGCATTGTTCTGCTTCCGCATGAATACAATTCTAATTCAGCAACTTTTCGAGTTGTTGCTGCACCTTCCATCATTACGATATTATGAAGATGTCCACAATTCATTTTTAATAACTCAAAATTATCATGGTCAGGTTCTATTGCAATTACTTTTTTGGCGCCATGCTCTGCTGCATATTTAGAGTACAGTCCGAAGCACGCACCAACATCCAGAACAACCTTATCTTGTATATCCATATGGTTATAATAAGGCAAATCATGCGTTGAGCTGTAGAGCTGGTGAGCATCATCACCATAGATAAAATAGTCACCTGACTTTATTATGCTCATTTGTTTACCTCTTAGTTATCATTGCGGCAATTATGGCAAACATTATGCCAATCATAATTGTTAGTGTATGGTGTGGTGTTCCAATTAAATAACTCATTATATTTTGCCTTCTTTTATCATTTTGATAACCCATGGTACAACTTCATCTAAAACAGTATCTAGACGTGTATTTGCACTAAATTGAAGCATGTCATATGCTTTGTGAACGGCAGGAATTCTATAGCGGACATCATATAGAAAAGGCTCATCGCAAACATAATTAAAGTCTTTGTCTATATTGAGCCGTTCCCAAATGTTTTTTGCAAGTTGTAGCACTGATGTTTCTGTTTTTGTAGAAATATTAAAGTCTTCATTTTCTGCAGATGGGTGGAAAATACATTCGTAAATTCCATCAGCAACATCACCACCATAAGTATACGCGCGTATTTGTGTGCCATTACCAAGTATGTGAAGCGGGTCTTGGCCTTTATATATTTTCTGAATTAGGTCTGGAATTACATGGCTAAATGCTAACTTAATGTTTCCAGACATTACTTCTTCGTCTAGCAATGCGCGTTTTTCTCCAATGCCAGCACAATTGAATGGTCTCACTATTGTATATGGCAATTTGTATTGCTGGAACGCGCCTTTGCAAAAATATTCTACAGCAAGTTTTTGAAAACCATAAGTTGAAGATGGTGGCAAACACCGTTTAATGTCATATTCGGCGGTTGGAAACAAATCTGCATTCTCGAAAACCATTGATGAGCTCATAGCAATAATTTTTTTCAAATCAAAGTTTTGATATGCCCAAATGGCTGCATCAAAAGCAGCAGCTGTTAAGCGTTCGTTCTCCGCTAACAAATCATAGGCTAGTTTATGAAACAAACTAATTCCACCAATTATTGCTGCGTTAGTTACAAAATAGTCAACTTTATGAATTTTTAAAACATTTTTTAAAAAATCAACGTCTTTTGCATCATGGGTATAATGAGTATAGTTCGGGTGATTGTCAAAGTCTTTAATTTGTGGACCATATTTCCAATCATTGTCAATACCAACAACTTTACAGTTGAACAATAATTTTTTTATAAGGTACCCAGCAATAAAACCTCTATCACCAGTTATAAGAACTGTTGTCATATTAACCTCATTCCATCTGGAACTGTTGTTTCAAATTTTTTATTTTCATCGACAATCATACGAAACATATTCATGTCAAGGTCGAGTTGGTCAACAATATGCGCAAAAGCTTTTGTATCTTTTGGCAAACACATTCCGCCATATCCACGCCAATTACTATTGACGGTCATATATTTGCCAGATGACGTTCCGCGTAATTTGAATGCTTCAAAAATCTTGTCGTAATTAGCACCAATGGCATTACATACTTCATACATTTCATTGGCAAATATAACTCTAAGAGCATTGTAAACGTTTTGATAATATTTCAAAACCTCTGCATCTGTTGGGCTCATTCTAACTACATTTTGTGGCAATGAACCATGACACCTTATTACAGTATCAAATACTCTATCTTGCCTTGTTCCGACTGCTAACAACGTGTGGTTTTCGACAAAGTCAATAAATGGACTGCGCTCTCTTAAGAACTCTGGAACAAAGCAAATGTTCCAGTTTTTAAACTCATCAATTAATTTTTGGGTAGTCCCCGGTTCAACGGTAGATTTGATTGCAATAACGCCATAAAATGCTGAATGTTTTAGCTCTTCAACAACAGAAACTACAATACTTGTGTCACACGAACCATCCGCATCTTGTGGTGTTGGAACACAAATATAAATAATTTCTGATTTTAATAAATCATCAAATTTAGTTTCAGGCATTGCAATATCGTAGCCTTTTACATTATGCCCAACCTTTTCAAACCCAAGTTTTATAGCCGACCCAATTGCTCCTAAACCAATTATTCCAATATCCATTTTATTCTCTTCTCGTTATTAAAAGTTCAAATGTCAACTTGACCTTTTCATTTTTGTATTTGCGTAATGCAGAATTAATCTCTAGGATATCATTTGTTAATTTGATATCTCGAATAATAGTTGCAATCAAAACCGCAAGGCCTATAAAAATATAAAGGGGTGAAAGTCCAATCAGCCCCATTATAAGTATGGCAACACCCATCAAAAATAACCATCCAGAATGGATAACTCCATTAGCTTTATCAATAAGTCCTTTGCCCTCATAGAGTTTTTCTTCAATATGTGCCAATCTTTCAATCATCGTGGCGATTTGTACATCTCTTTTGCTCATTTTGCTCTCCTTATGGAACTAAAAATAATTCCACATTGCTTTCTTTGAACATAATTTTCGAATATCTCCAGCTTTCTTTCCACCGTTCTTTAAGCTCTTCGTCACCAAAGTCTCCAATGTAAATGCGCTTAATTCCAGACTGTATTATAGCTCTGGCACACTCATGACATGGCATCCATGGTACATATAACGTTGCTTCAAGTAAACTAGTACCAGTCCTTGCTGCGTTGTAAATTGCATTACGTTCAGCATGTTCAATCAGTTTGTATTTTGTTTCTCTATCGAAATATCGAACGTCAAAATCCCTTACTCCACGAGGGAATCCGTTAAATCCAGTTGACAAAATCTGGTCATCTTGACTAACGATTATAGCGCCAACTTTTGTTGAAGGGTCTCGACTTTGTAAAGCAACTAGGTTACACATTCGCATATACATTATAGTTTTTTCAATCATTGTTTATTTCCGCAAGCACTTTTAGTTGGGCCCAAGTTTTATCGTTTAGTTTTGCAACTCTGTTTCTGAGTAAAAATTCTTTTTTGAATTCACCATAGCCAATCTCAAACAACATTGCGTCTGAGCTACATTCCATAAGTACTTGTTCAAACATATGCATTCTTTTAGTTAGTTGTTTGTGTCTTAATTCTACTTTTGTGGCGCTCAAGCTCAACCTCCTTTTTTGCTTTGTTATATTCTTGTAAAACCTTGGCCATATCATCGCCATTAATATTGCACATCTTCATTAATGTTATACGATTTTTTAGCTGTTGTAATCCAAATTCTAATGTTTCAAGTCTAAGGGGTTTGATTTTTATCATATAGAATTATATCATTTAACCTTAGCCAAGCGTTATTTTTGATTAACCAATTTTTTTATTTGGCCTTTAATTATGCTTTTTATTACACTTTCGCTTAAGCAATTCAAGTTTACTGCTGGTATTCCAATCTCTTGCAATGCGTTAACCGCAATAAGCGTTTGAACAGAATATTCTTTTGGTCCTGATATAATTATGCGAGCCATATTCCAATAATACTTTTCTAGGTACAAAGTATATATATCTTCTGGGGTCGCACCAATGAGCATGAAGCTTTCTAGCAGATAGAAATATACATCTATTAGCTCTTCTTTAATATTTTGCAGCGTGTCTTCTGGTGACTTCCATGTTCTAGATAATTTTGCAACCTCATCAAGAACTTCTGCTGACTCAACAGTAATACCAATGAAAGCGTTCATGAAAGAAGGGAGAGCCTGAATAGACTCTCCTTCCTTCAAAGGCATAATGCCTCCATGAGCATCAACAAGTGTTTTTTGCAATTCGTACAGCTTGTCAATCATTTAAACATCTTCCCAATCGTCATCGTCTTCATCATCTTCATCATCTTCCCAATCTTCTTTGCTTGAAGATTTTTTAGAAGAGCCGGAAACGGTAGCAGTACGAATTCCACGTGACTCTAACAGTTCTAAAATTTCATCGTAATTGGTTGGTCCAAGCAACTTGATAATATCAATCTCTTCAACATCATCAATGTTTACTTTTTTGCCAGTTGCGATAACATCATATCGAGTCTTCAGCCCAGAACCAGTTCGAACTACGCGAAGAACTTTTCCAACCAAATTGCCAAGCTCTTCAGAAAGCAACTCGATTTTGCGATAAACAGAAATTCCAAACGCAAAGACTTTTACATCACCATCACGCAACATTACTGGTAAATAAGCCTTGAAACGTGGTTCATGTCCCATTTCACATGATGGACATTTTGTTCCAGCCAAGCGCAAACAAGGGTGGGCTACAAACGGATTGACATCCCAATGCTCATGGATATCGGTCGAAATCATATCAACCATTGGGTCAACTAAAGGTGTCATGGAAATGCGGTCATCTGGTTGAATAGATAAGAACTTCCCTTTTTCTCCAGCTTTACGAATACGACCAGAGCCTTTGCGAAATATTTTATCTTTTTTTGAAACTTTCTTTTTTGCCATTCTAAATTTCTCCTTTTGCTATAACTTTTACTAATTTTCGGAACTGCTGCACGATACTTCCTTTTGATGCATCAATGTTCCATTTTTTACCATAAATCCTGTTATTTGAAGATACTACACCTCCCAGCAATGAGATACAAAATACAATATGACCACTTTTGCGCAGGTTGTTGATTTGTAAAATTGTGTGGTCTTCAGCCCCACCACCAGTATAACCTGGACCATGGGGTTCACCGTCGGATAATACGATAAGTACTTTTGTTGAAGAGCGTTTTGTAAATAAAGTTTTTGCAACACTATCAATAACATACCCATCATAATTTTCGCTTCTTGATAAATTTAAAGTGTGGTTCCAGCGGTCATCAGTAGCTTGAATGTTTTTAGCAGCCATGCCTTTGGTACCAACAACAGTCCAATATGCATAAGAGCTGTCAAAGCTGCTGTGACATACAGTAGCTATTCTCATTCGTGATTGAATTGCAGCGTTATGAATTTCTCGTGCTGCGCACAACTCTCTTTCATATAAACCACGCATATCTGTCGAACCAGACAAATCTACCAAAACTATTAGTTCAACATCACGTTTGCGGTCTGGAGTTTTAGATGCAAAAATTTTGTTATCTGTTGCTATTCTGTACAAGCGATGATTTGCTATACGCGAACCCTTGTCACGTGGTTCTCCAGCTGTTGTTTTTGTTGAACGCAAAACTTTAAGTTCTTTGATAAAACCCCAACCATTTGAACGCTCTAATGTTCTGCCAGACGTACCATATCTATGCAATATTTTATTGCTGTAAAAATCCACTTGTTCTGGCAAATTTACTGTGTTTTTAGTAAATTCATTTTTTTCTCTTTTGCTTAGTTTTGTAAGCTCTTCACTTAATATATCTTCTGCAAGTTCTTTTGTAAGCTCAAGAGAACTTTTGTCAGGTTTACCACCGCGCTTAGTTTTTTTAGATGGCTTTAATAATTTGCCCAAGCGTTCGATATCTTCTTTGCTCAAACCTTTCATTAGACGTTTCATAACCATATCAGTGTCTTCGCCATCTTCGCCAAACGGTGATGCACCAACATCTTTTGTTTTATCATATTCGTCTTTGAAAAGTTCGGCATTATTGAAGTGCATACAAATATCTACCGCCAATTCTGCTCTTTCTGTTAATCTAGAGTGTTCTTTTGTTCTCAATTCTCTAACTTGTTGTACCAAATCTCTTCCAAGCAGTTTGTCAAAAATATCGTTTGCGAAAAATTCGATACGTTTCATAAAAATAAGCAAATCTTGTGGCGGTTCTTCACCAGCAAAAACGTTTACAGATGCGCTATCGAAATCTTTTTGCGAAAAGAAAATATTATTTTTAGCATTTAATAATTTTTTGTGATACTCGTTGGCTAATCCTTCTATATAAATGTCTTCAATAATATTGAATACACCATATAAATTAGATTTACCAAGACAACTTTCTAATGCATAAAGTGTTTCAAAAACTTTTGCATATTTTCTTTGAAATCTAACAGTCCCAAACATCTTAGCAAAAACATTTAATATGTTCAAATTTCCAGTGTGTGTTATGTGTAAACTTTCATGAATTGTAGAACCGTTCACTAATGCAATAGAAGCAATTGCTGGAGCAATTTCTTTGTTGGTCAAGATTCGTAAAGCTTGTTCGTCAAAATAAAACAATGGTAATACAATTTCAAGTCCAAAAGAATCACCGCTGCAATAAGCTGTTTGAGACTCTTTGACTTTAAAATCTATTTTCTTTAAAGTGCTTTCTCCACAAATATCGAGAGCGAAAGATAATGATTTTGCCGCAAATTCAAGAAAAGTTCTTGAACTTGGGTCCATGTACTCTAACCTATCCACAATACGGTGGCTTTGGTATAATCGTTTTATTGTATTGATTGTATTTTTGTTTGCGGTTTCCATAAAGTTATTATACTCTACCAACATTAAGAGAGGATTAAGCCAGCATTAAGGCTGGCCTAATCTCTATTACATTAGGAACTTACCAATTTTATCAGATACTTGTTTGCCTTGGCTATTATCAAGACCATTTGTAATTGTAAACTTGACTGCATTTGCAAAATTCATACCACCTTTAACTAATTTGCCAAACTTAATTGTTGTTCGGGTGGAAGCATCGATATCAATTTCACCAGCATCAACCAATTTGCGAATTTCACGCATAATCTTTACAATCTTTATAGCTGTTGGTTTTTCCATTCCAATACGATGCATAAGTAACTTTGTTTCTTTTGCTGGTGGCATAGCACCAACGTGAATAGTCATATCCATTCGGTTGCGTAATGCTTGGTCCATCTCAAAAGTTCCAGTATATTGAAAGCCTTCGTTGATGGTAGCAACAAACACAACGTTTGGACCAACAACAATCTTTTCACCGTGAACAGTTGTTTTGCGGTCGTCATCTAATAAAGGGAACAGTAAGTTGTGCAACCAAGACTCGAGGCGGTTCAATTCATCTAATACAACTATTGCATTTCCAGTTTCAATAATATTAGTGAATTCGGACTTGATAAAAACTGTGTCACCAGCTCGAGCTTCACGATAACCAAAGAATTCCTCGCTATCGCGTACGATTGGGCAATTCATTCTGAATGGAACCATATCGTGCAATTTTGCAAAAGCTAATGGCAATGAAGTTTTCCCGTATCCAGAAGGCCCCGTCATCAAGATGTTTACTGGCAAATCATTTTTTGTTAATTCAACAGCTGTTTCAAAAGCCATTTTAATCGAGCCTTCAAAAAACACACCATTTATCCATCCAGATGCATATTCCTTTGCGATTGGCTCTTCCTCTTCTTTAATAGAAGTTTTAGGGTTGCCAGACAATATTAAGCTTTCATCACTTTCGCTTTCTTTTTTGTTCAACACATCTTTAAAATCCGTAATATCAGACACGTAAGATGACAAACGTTTGCCAAATTTTGAATGTTCAAGAGATGCGCCGCTCAATCGGCTTATATTACGTTTTATAGAACTAAGGGTTCGTTCAGCTTCAATAACCATTGTTCCTCTGTATTCATTGATAAAACTTGCAACAGATGCTTTGTATTCAGTTTGGTCAAGAACCTTTATGATACGAACAAATTGCCGACGTGTTCCATTTGTCTTGAAACGTGCTACAAACAGTGTTCCGGTTTTCATGCTCAAGAATTCAACACGCTTGAATGTTGGGTTTACAAGCATCATTGGTGAAGCTACAATTAGCTCAGCAAAGTTTACATTTGTTTGAATTCTCATTAGTGCTGTTTGGTGCGTATAGTTCATGGTTGCTCTCTCCTGTTTCAATTATAACCTAAAAAGCGTTGCATTTTCGCTTCTTAATCATTTCTTAATCTTTGGTCACTGTCTCCTTCAGCTTCCATAGACTCTGCCAATTCCAGCTGCCGTTGTTCAGTAGTATTATCCACCATTTCTTGCAGCTTACGTACAAACTTTCGACTTTCGTGTTTGAGATGAATGTTGAAAATTCCTACTTTTGTACCTTCGTCCAAGTTTGGGTCATTGATATAACCTTCCACTTGCTTTTCAGTAACTTCTATAAGATGTTCATAAACTTGTTTTGGTTCCATACTTATTCTCCTTTGTACTTGGGGTGAAATTTGATTAGCAATAAAATTGCTAAAACTGTCCAAAATGCTTCGTACATATTTTTCTCCTTTTGTAATGTGCTTTGATTTTTACTTAATTGAATTGTAACCTATGAACATTAAGGCAGCATTAAGGCCAGATTAATATGTGCGATGGTCGTAATCTGGCCGAACACGATTGCCCTTAGCATACTTAGGTGCACATAAAATTCCAGGCTCTCGTGTATTGACAAATTGCTTAGCATCATAATCATCATTGAACCAATGGATAACATAACCATTGGAAATATATTCTGCAACCGCAACTTTTGCGTTGAATTGTTGAACGACGTTGGTCGTACTTGCTATTAAAGAAGCGACGTTAGTTTTGTGGGCTTGGTCAATGCGTTTGATAATCATTTTGCAGATGCGATGTTTGCAAATAAAACCAGACAAATTGTTATCGTAGCAATTACATTTATAAATGGAAGTATTATATTTGTTTAGTTTTTCGTTTAGAGATTTGGATTGAAGATACCCAAGCGCACGATTTACACGACCAGCTTCTAATTTCCCACAACCCTTAGCTTTGTTGAACCATGTAAATATTTGGGATTTAGTTGGATTATTGTACATGCTGCTCTCCTTGTGTTTCATTTGCATATAAAAATTATATACTATGAACATTAAGGCAGCATTAAGGCAGCATTAAGACAGGATTAAGTTTTTTTCTTTGCTTTCTTTTTTGCTTTGCTACACCATTTTATAGCAAGACTGCCAAATATAACTCCAAAGCAATCACAACATACATATGCTGTTAATGGATGTCGCATTCTAAAAAAGCCCTTGGGTTGCTCATGAACAACTTCTTCTATTTTATGTCTTGCATCATTTGAACACACACTACATTTTTCCCCAATACAATATGCTTCTTTTAAATGCATCCCCATTCCAGCCATAACAAACTCCTTATACAAATACAAAATAACATTCTTCTGACTCTTCTTGTTCAATTATTGCGATTGCCGTTTCCAATTTTGTAGCTTTGTCTTCACATATCGAACGTTCAATCATACCTGTTCCAACACATTTTATTGTAGTTTCAAAGCCACCAACAATAGAAGTATGATGTGACATTTCGACAGTAATGACGGGCATTGTATATATTTCCCCATTTTCTAACTCTAACGTAAATGTTGCTTTTTCTCCAACAACAGTCATGTTACCTCCATTTTGTTTAAGGCGGGCTCGGGAGGATTCGAACCTCCAGTCGCGGGTTTGGAGTCCGCTGGTTTGCCGTTAACCGACGAACCCTATAGGCAGACTGTGTGGGTTTCGAACCGACGACTCCGAGTCCAAAGCTCGGCGTGATACCATTTCACCAACAGCCCGTATTACAAGTGACCCTACTGGGAATTGAACCCAGCTTATCAGGTTGAAAACCTGATGTCCTAGCCGATAGACGATAGGGCCATAAAGGTGTGAACGGTTGGATTTGAACCAACGACTCTTCGGGCTTCAACCGAAAGCTCTACCAAACTGAGCTACGTCCACAATTTGTTATTTTTTTATTGATGCCAATGGTGTCAATTTTACCAACACATTCACTAAATCTTTTTGGTTTTCCATTACAACATCAATATCTTTATACGAACTAGGAGCTTCATCTAAATCTCCAACATTTCGTAATCCGTGCACAACTGAACCCATTATTTTTTGTTCATGCTCTAAATTTAACTCTTTCTTAGCCTTTGAACGACTCATAGTACGGCCTGCTCCATGCGAACACGACATAAAACTTTCGGGGTTACCAAGACCTTGTACTATATAACTGTTTGTTCCCATAGAACCTGGAATAATTCCAACAGTTTCTTTGGTTGCTTTAGTTGCGCCTTTGCGATGAATAATATAATTTTTACCATAATGATGTTCAAAAGCTGCATAGTTGTGGTGAATATTTATAATAGAAACGGGTGTAGCAAACGTATGATGTTTTATTATCGCGTTTATTCGTTTTAACATTAATTCACGATTAGCTAAAGCAAAATCTAAACACCATTTCATAGCTATGTGATATTCCTTTCCAAGACCATCCATTGGTAAAAACGATAAGTCTTTGTTTGGGATATCAGACTTCCAACGTTTGCATAATTTTACTGCTTTATCATGGTAATATTTAGCAGTTTTAAGCCCAACATTTCTAGACCCAGAATGAACCATAAACCAATAATGTCCATCATCACCATGTTGAATTTCTATAAAGTGATTGCCACCACCCAATGTACCCAATTGGTTTTTTGCGGATGCTAATTCTCTTTGAATAATTTCAACATCGGGAGCTTCATTAAACCCATCCCATTTTTGTGGTTCTTTTTGATGCTTAAACCCCATTGGAATAACTTTTCTAATATCACCCAAGATAGTTTTTAAAATGGCTGTATATTTCAAATCATCATCTTTTATATCTAGTTTAACAGCAGCCATTCCACAGCCAATATCTACACCAACCGCATTTGGAACGATTACATCTTGAGTAGCCATTACACCACCAATTGGCATACCATATCCTTGATGACTATCTGGCATAATTGCAATCCATTTTTTAGCAAAAGGAAAGTTGGCCACGTTACGTGCTTGTTCTAATGCGCCCCATTCAATATCATCAAGCCATAATTTTATTGGAATTTTTCCTGTAGTAACAACACTCTTCATTTATATCTCCTTTGTGATTAGGGTGACTGATGGGAATCGAACCCACACCATACCTAGTCCACAGCTAGGCGCTCTACCATTTGAGCTACAGTCACAGTCAGGGTGGAGGGATTTGAACCCCCGACTTCTCGGACCCAAACCGAGCGACATACCGGACTTGACTACACCCTGATAAAAAAACATTTTCGAAACGGGCCAAAACAAGTTCTTGTACTTTTGAAATAGAACAAATGTGCTATATGTTCAGTGTCCGCGAGTGGATTCGAACCACCAACATCTTGCTCCTAAGGCAAGCGACTCTGCCAATTGGCCTACACGGACATTTAGTGCTCACGGCTGGATTCGAACCAGCACTGACTTGTGTTTGAAACAAGTGACTCTGCCAATTGGCCTACGCGAGCAAGTTCCCTCATTCTCGACTCGTCAGCCGAGCGATACCAGTACTCTGGTCAAGCATTTGCGCATGTGTTCCTTCATATAAATATGAGTCACAGAGGCTCTTGAGGATGTGTACCCGCAACTGGATTCGAACCAGTACTGACCAGCTCTTAAGGCTGGTGACTCTGCCAATTGGCCTATGCGGGCATGCAAATCTTTAATGTGAGTCGAACACATCTTTCCCTTTCGGAGGCGTAATCACCGCTATACGATAAAGATTTGCTTGTGGGTCCTGGGGATTCGAACCGCCATCTGTCGGTCTACAGCCGAGCGTAATGCCATTATACTAAAGACCCATACGCCGACCGAGACAACGTACTAGCAAAGGTTATCCATCCATCAAGTATAGCCATTGTCTCGGCTTAGTAAAAGATTTGGGGCAACTTCTCCAAATCTATATCTGCAAGCGAACTTGCCAAGGCGGGAAGTGAGGGATTCGAACCCCCGCACGTTTTTTCAACGTGTCATCGGTATTCAAAGCCGAAGCATTACCAGACTCTGCCAACTTCCCAAGTGCCAGTTGTATCGGTACTGGCGAGCCGCTGGTTTATTTATAGTGGTTTTCCAGTGCCACTCGTAAGCTAATTTTTTATGCAAACCATTTCCCATGATATTACAGCAACTAAAACAAACTTACTAAGGCGGAAGATGATGGAATCGAACCATCGCATCCTTTTGGATGGCTACGGCTTAGCAAGCCGACGCATTACCGCTCTGCCAATCTTCCAATTCATGTTCGTCTTTTGGTCGTAAGCAGTACATGCAATGTTCATCTTCACTGCCACAACCACATTCGGCATAATCGTTACATATATCCATAAGTCCACATGGAGGGAATCGAACCCCCAGCTGGTGGATTAAAAGTCCACTGCTTTACCATTAAGCGACATGTGGTTATCAATTCATAGAGGGCCAGGCAGGACTCGAACCTGCAGTAGCTGACTTCGAAGGCCAGTTGTGTTCCTGTTCACGCAAGCCCATCATGTTCCACAACCTCTATAGTTACTAATGAACTTATATCCGGATTCATCTCATTTTCATATATGTTTATGGAACAAAGCACCCAAGGCAGGACTCGAACCTACAACCATCTGCTTAGAAGGCAGGTGCTCAATCCGTTGAGCTACTTGGGCAATTTATTAAAAAACCAATCTAAATCTACTTTTAGCCAACAAGCACTAGTTGTTGAACCAAACATAATTTCGCAATTAGTTTCATATCGCCAAATTTTATCTTTTCCAACATGTGTTAATTCAAGACCATCTACAGTCACTAAAATATAATCTCCACATTCTGTTGGAACTTTGTCTTTTGCTGCAGTCCAATCTTTTTTTGCATTCATACAAATATTATAACTTATGAACATTAAGACAACATTAAGAGTAGATTAAGATTTGGTATTTTAAAATACTAAGGGTACTCATTCCTACTAAGGCTCGATCAATTCCCGTTCGGCCAACTTTCCCCTTAATATTAGGCGGTCTAGACGGGAATCGAACCCGCTTACCTTCTCCTCGACAGGGAGTTATGCGACCATTAACACCTCTAGACCATTAAGGAGGCGATGATAGGAATCGAACCTACCAAGGAGTGTTTTGCAAACACTTGCCTAACCAATTGGCTTCATCGCCATACTGACACATTACCCACCGTTCAATGACGGCTTTTTGCAATATGTCACGTACATTATTTATCTGTTTCATACAAATAAATATTTTAGGACTGGAATTGAACCAATGCCTCTTTCCCATACGGAAAGCGCTCTGCCACTGAGCTACCCAAGTGTACTTGTGGACCGTGCGAGATTCGAACTCGCTACTCCTCCGTGCAAAAGAGGTGTGTTCTCCCGTATCACCAACAGCCCGTTTGTTTGTGTCAGTAGAGGGACTCGAACCCCCGACATCTTGTATGTAAAACAAGCGCTCTTCGCAACTGAGCTATACTGACATACTGGGCCAAACTCCTCTCTGCGAGATTTTATTTGACCCGCCAACGACCATAGAATAACGCAATTACGTTATTAGCCGTCGTCGTTGTATCGAAGGATGGAATCGAACCATCTGCCTAGGCCTTATCAGGACCTCGCTCTACCGATGAGCTACTCCGATATACTGGACCCAAAACCTTATCTCGCACTTATTTGTGCTAAAGAGATTGTTTTGAGTCCACTGGCTCCCTCTTTATTGTATGTTGTTCATTGAGCCATTGTGGATGCTAGTGGAATCGAACCACTGCCCTTGACGTTATGAGCGCCTTGCTCGACCATTGAGCTAAGCATCCTAGAACGGTACCAGGCTTACTAAAAATCAGATATTCTAGATAACCAACCGCATTCGGCCTGGTACCGCTAGTAGCGAGAGTCGGATTCGAACCGACGATGTCCTGATTATGAGCCAGGTGAGGTAGGCCGCTACTCTATCTCGCTGTGTTTGCTCCGCCTCTGCCCAGTGAAAGTTCTCTGTCAATATCTTTGGTGAGTGCGGAGCATTTTACTAAAAATTGGGGGTACCTGAGCTGCCAATTTTCGTAAGGCTGACTTGGGGGGACTCGAACCACCATAGTCTCGGTTAACAGCCGAGCGCATTGCCGTTATGCTACAAGCCAATATAGGAGCGGGTGACTGGATTTGAACCAGCGACTCAGAGGTTGGAAACCTCCAGCTCTACCAGACTGAGCTACACCTGCATAGTGGAGATGGCGACATCGAAGCCGCGTCCGCCAAACTAACTTTCTATGATAGTTTCAGTGTTTTTACTGGGGCATTTATCACCTACCGCTATCGTTAATTCACCGTCGAAAACCTGTCATCCCCGTTTGAAAAGAGCTCCCTAGTGGATTCGAACCACTGCGCTGCCACTTACAAGGCGGCTGCTCTGGCCGGGCTGAGCTAAGAGAGCATATTTCCGATAATAACACAAAAATTCTAATTTGTACATAAACTTGGCTGGGTTTACTCCCAATCTCCTTACGACAATTTATGTCAGCCTCAAATCCTGTCATCCCTTGCTTTTCAGCTCAATCGGCTTGTTCTCTTTTTGAGGTGTTGATTATTTAGTCATGATAACTAAATGGCCAAGTTAATAATAACTCTAGCGGGTGATGGACTTATTGCCGTGCCGCTAGACACATTTGCCTCATCAGTCGCTAAACCAAATCAGTACACCGCTGGTATATACCAATTTTGCTGGCTCATCCGGCCCGAAGTCCGGTGGCTGCGCATAATCAGAAATTTCGCTTGCTTAAGGCTAGTCTTGGCTTTAGCTTTACCAAGTACATTCTTATATGCCCAGTTCCATCAGCCGTTAGAATCATCATTATTATTTTTCAAGAGCGGCAGCGATTTTTTGCTTACCGCTCTCGATTTTTCATGTTAATGTGCCGTTCAACAAAGACATTGTAACATATAAAATAGATTTAAGTATTAAGACTAGATTAAGAGTACATTAAGAGAAGATTAAATGACTCCGGACCCTTTCGAGTCCGAAGCCACAATGCATAGGAGAGTGAGCAAGTGTCCCCCGTTGTTTACATTATATCATTAATTTCTATACTAATACAATATCTATTGTGTTTTAGTGCTTGTTCATACACAACACCTGAACCACCAAACGGGTCTAAGATAGAATCTCCAGGGTCAGAATGATTTAGTATAAATTTCTCTATTAAAGAAGGGGGTTTTCTAAATGGGTGAATTTTCGTACTGTCTACCCTATCATTGAATATGTTAACATATTGGCTCCAATGACGTTTTGGGTTCCACTTATTACGACCATAAATAAAAATCATTTCTACAAAACGTGAATAACTTTTTATTGTATTTTTAGTTGAAATTGGCTTAGTCCAAAATCCATATTGGTCTGCTGGCAAAATCCATTGATTTTCAGGTGGAGCAAAAACAATAATGACTCCACGACAAATTCTTTTAAATTCATCATGCAATGTAATAATTTGTGTTGAAGTGAAATCGTACGGTGGGTCTGTCAAAATCATGTCAATAGATTTGTCTTTGAGTTGTGGCAAAATTTCAAGCGAATTTCCAATAATTTGTTCATTTATAGCCATCATAATTATCCTCCTCCGATAATTCTTCATAAGGAACCATAGTCGTTCTAGTATTTCCGTCAAGTTGAACCATAGCCATTTGTTGGCCCATATATTCAGACCGATGTTTTATTTTGCTATAAAATTTGCCATGACGCACTTTCTTTTTGCCATTTGGCAAACTATAATTCCAAACAATTCTTCTAGCCATTACTTACTCTCCTTTGTGTTTATTTTCACATATCTCTCCATTTAGCATATGTTTTGAAAGGCACGGTAATAATTTCTGCAATGGTAATGAGTAAAAAGAAAAATAAAATTGGATGTTGACCAGCCCATTCTAATATCATTTCTAGCATTTCTAATGTTTTCATTAATTACTTCCCATATTTTTAAAAATTAAAAATACCCAGCCAAGCGTACCTAAAGTTAAACTAAAATTTCTAATCGCTTCTGCTATTTCCAACAACGCTTCTGCCTCGGTCATATTATAGTCTCCAAATTATTTTGCTTTCCTCACTCGTTTTGGCTTACCACCACAATCTGGACATCTTTTATTTCTTGATTTGCCTTCAAATACGTGGCCTTTAGAACATTCAAAAGTCTGTATTTTAAATGTTGATGTTCTCCTTTTCACAATAGCCGGTAATGTTTTTTTAACATCTTTTTTTAACTTTCCTCTTCCAAGCAAAGAGCTAAGCATTTCGGGCAGCATTTCATTTGACAATTCTGTTTTATTGCTTCTTATTTCCTTCAAAGCCGCAGTCAATAACTCAAGCTTCACGGACCGCTTAGCGCTGGACAACTGAGTGTCAGCATCATTAGATATAAATAAGAGTGCGCCCGCCACGTTCAAGGCGACTGCCACAGGTAACCCGTAGACAAGTATGGTTGCGAACCTTTCTGGTATTACAAAGTCTGCAGTTACAGTCTGGCGTAAAATCATATCTGCAATTCCAGCTCCAGTAGCCCCAAAAAAGTCTATCCACATTAACGTTGTGCTAATAAATAATTGAATATCGGTGGTTACGTGGTGCATAGAAGCTTCGTGCCATATAATCATCCCAATTTCTGTTGCTAATAAAAACAATAAAGCAATAATCATTCCAGTGTCGGTGTCGGGCAATTGAGTCGACATGAAATCATAAGTACGCCACCCAGTGTAAGTTAACAACAAATATGTATAAATACGTATAATCCAAATCATTTTATACCTTCTATTTTTATGTTTTGTTCCGATTGCAACAACAATTCTACACTTCTATCAATATATTTTGTTTCTTTGTTTTCATTAAAACAAGGCGCGTTTTCCCATAAAAATTGAGCTATTGGTCCATATGTATGCATCATAATATCTAGGTGTAAATAGCTAGCAACAATCCAAACTGGAGCATGAGTTTTAGTAATAAATTCAAATTCACCAGGCCTTAAGTTGTGATTTTTGCGGTCATACTTATCACCGGTCTTAACTTCAATATAAATTGATAATGAACCAATTATCAAAATCCAATCTAAAAACAAACCTCCAAGTTCTGAAGTGTCCATAATTGTAATTGGAATTCCATTATATTTGTTTTTCATTACATTTTGCACATAAGTTCGAACTATATAATGATTTTTATCTTTTACAAATCCCTTTGTTCTTCTCATTTCAAATCCTCTGAGTTTACAATTCTCATAAATTTAGAATTAGCACAATTTGTTTCGAAATTACAAAGCCAAATACTATTATCAATTTCAACCGTTTCAATTGTTGCAATTTCAAACGAATCACCAGCTTGTAAAGTTTGAATTATTTTACAATCAATTCCAGGACATTCTCGTAAATTCAAATTATCAACTTCTACAATTCCAAAGCTTTGAATTTCGATTTGAATTGTTGGAACTAAAGTTTTAGTAATTTGAATTGGTGTTGATATAGGTTCAGAAGTGACTGTATATATTGTATATTCAAGTTCGTAATTTGAAGTTTTGCGAAGGAACAATGAAAACAATAAAATAATAAATAATAAAAATAATGGTATCAATATGTTGACAAATTTACGCCGTAACATTATTTATCCTCTATAGATTCGTTACAGCCTTTGCATAAGTTTCCAATTATTGCCTCGTTGTTGCAAAAGTAACAAATTTTCTTTGGCTCTGCTGGTGACAATATATTATTTGTTGTTGTTGCCGTTGAATAAGCATACGTATTTTTTTGGGCACTAAATTTCCATTCATAGTAATCATTAGTGCTATCTTCTTTTAAAATCACCTCTACTACAATATCATCACCACCATTAAACTCTTCAATTGTTTTTGTATTCATCATGTCTACAATAGATTCTCCTACAAGTTGTAAATTTGGACTAACATATAGTTTTGTTAATTTCAATTTTTTATGTTTTGCATAACAAATTACTTGTTCAACAATTTCTATTGTTAATGATGGCGATTCTTTTTTTTCATTTTGTGGACAAATAAAATATTCACCGGCAGTTTCCAAAATTTTAGTTGCCTTTGAACGCAGGTACACCTGATGCATAGTTTGGTATTCAGATATACCTGCGAACATTATTTATTCCTTTTGCTCTTTTTCTATTTTAGTCGCGCGCTTTACTTTTCTACGTTCTTTGAAAGTCGCAAACCCATCGCGTAGCCATGATGCATGCACTTCTGTATTATAACCAATAGCTAAAAAAAACAAACGTAATGACCATGTAAGTCCCGTGTAAAATAAAGCAAGAACCAACAATGTGAGCATTATACCAAGAAGCAAAACGAAAAAACCAACTAGACCTTTGATAAACATTATTGATTACCTTGTCCTGGATTTGTTGATGGCAATGGCAATACAGCACCTTGGCCAGTCAGTAACAATGTCAAGTCTTCCAAACTTTCAACAAAGTATATAACTGCTTGGTCGCCAAAAACATCAGCCATTCGTTTCATAAGCTCTAGGTTATATGCTTTATCATTTAGTAAATACACTTCTTGAGCGGCTTGAGTTTTCTCTCCTTCGCGTCTAGCAATCTCTACCTCAACCTCGGTCAACGCAGCTTCAGCCAATAATTGTTGTTCATATACAATAGTTCTATTTTCTTGTTCTAAGGCATCTGTTGCCGCTTTTTGTTCCACCAAATCCTGACGTCGTAATTCTTTGTCAATTTCAGCAGTCATTAAAGCTTTGTCATTCATCAGCTGCGCATATGCAGGGTCTAGCCCAATATTCTCTATTGTAATGTTAATTATGTTCACTGCGAACTTCGCAGAGTCTTCAGAGACATGCTCTGATATTGCATTAGCAAGTCCATTTCTATCATCTAACAATTGAATAAGTGAAAATGAACGAGTTCCCGTTTTAATACCCTCACGTGTAATTGCGGTTACGTTGTGAATTACAGCTTCATTATCTTTTACAAGTGATGGCCAATTTGTAAACATTTGTTGCAATGCATTACATTCAGAACTTCGTTGAACTTGAAGTGTAATTGTAATGCCAACCAACTGATTGTCTCGTGTTGCAACTTCTGGGTCACTAACGCTAAATGTCATAGTCTCTAGTGAAACTTTGTCCATGTCTGCATACCATCGACCATCTGTATAAACACCGGCACTTTTGCAAGACTCAATTTCATTTTTATATAAAGCAATGCCAACTTCATCTCGCTCAATGTCTTTCCACCAATAACATGATGACAATGACATTGCAACAAATAACATAACTAAAACTATCCAAATTTTTCTAATGCTCACTTAAATCTCCTTTATTTTTTTAAATGTTTCTTTAATATATCAATTGTACTTATTGAAAATTCACTAACTAACATATTATCATCTAGCAAATTCATAATTATTTTACGTCTACGGTCCTTTCGTCCAGCATATAATTTCTTAGCTAATAATAATGCCTCCTTTTCTACTTTTTCTTTAATATAACTAGAACTTGATGGAGCGCCTTCTCCAGTCCATGTAAAAATATTGTCTTCTTTTACTTCATCAAAACAAAATTTCGTGAATGGACAAAACCCGCATCTGGACGGTGCGTTCCATGGTCTTTCTGGAATTAATTCTTCTTGTGCATAAACATGGCCACGTGCAATAACTTTAGTAACTTTTTTGATATCTGGAATAACATCAAACGTTTTCATATAAAGCCGGCCATCCCAACTAGCAACATTTCTACTAAAATAAATGAGCTTTAAACGCTCAATTCCACTCATAAGTCCATATGTCATAAGCTGTTCGGGTTGTTGATATTTTGGTCGTGCTGGAATTTTCCCACATGTTTTTGCATCTGCGATAACTAAATTACCATCTTCTATTAATAAATAGTCTATACGTCCACCCATATTTACTTCAGACATATTTACTGGAATTTCAGCATCTATCAATATTCTTGCTTTTTTAAACGCGCGTTCTAACGTTTCATGCACTGCGTTTCCAATGCTAAAATAGAACTGTGAAGATGCACCCATTGTTGACATCATATCTTCAGGTGCCAATTTAGTTAACACATTTTGCCTTGCACACCAACCAGCACTAGAAGCAAACATACGCTTTCTTTTGACCTTTCCTTTGCTTTCTAAAACTCGGGTTACATGACCAACAAGCGGCTCTACATCAAAACTATATTTACCTTTTCTATAAACATCTGTCATTTTTTAATTCCTTTATTCTATCGATATTGTAAATCCACCATCTACTCAAGGTTCTCCAACAAGTGCTAATCTCAAGCCTTCACTTGTTGTCCCACATTCTATATCAGCACCTTCACTTATTGACCCCCACTTAACGTCTGCAACATCAAAACTTAATTTATATTTTTTGCTTACACCTTTGCAATCGTCAGGCACATCCATAATATATGCTGGGTCAAATGCATCTAACACTTTATTGAGTTTGATTTGGTCTGCAACAATAATTTCATTCATTTCCATAAGTGTACCATATTCAACATCAATTTCTGGATATGTTTCATTTCCAAGAATTTCATCAAAGCTTGGATGCTCATATAATATTTTTATAACCCAAGAATCTCTGCCTTTTGGCTTCACCTCTATTATTGCATGAATAATTTTTGCATCACGAGGAACACCTCTAGTACACATAAAATTCGGCAATGTTGTTCCAATAGACATAATGCTTGTCAAATCCATTAATTGTATTTTAAAAATCTTACGTCTAAATTTAGGTACTGATTTTTCTAAAATCTTTGGATATCCAGCCGTGTAAATATCTTCAGATGTTGATGCACCTCTTGCTGTGTACGAACTTCCAAGCATAGAAGAAAATCGAGAATGTTCTGTTTTTAACAATTTATCTATATCTTTGTCTATAAACGGTTCTGATGCAATATATTTAGATATGTCAATCCCACTTTTTTCTTTATCGACTATAATATCAAAAGACGTTTTTAAATGTTCGCTCATAGAACGCAACTCTTCTTCAATTACCTCTTCTGAAGCTTTACATAACGATTTTTTAAATTTATTAAAAATATCTATATCTGGGTATGCCACTGTTTTCTCCTAGCTCTCCTAAGCTTAGTCTAATTGTATCACATCAATCAGCCCATTTTGTGTCCTTAATCTGGCCTTAATAAATCATTTAACTAAAATAATCTGAAATGTTTGACTTTATAACAAATTTTAATAATTTCCACTCGTCAAAACCAATAGAACCCTGACAACGTTTCTCAAACATAGTCACAAAATATAAGTTAGGCAATGTATCAAAACCACCTTCACCTTTGTGAATTCTATGTGTCAATACTGGTCGCAACCATTTATTTCTTCCACTACTGACCCAATTATTCCACATGCTCATAAACTTAGGTCTATAATAGAAGAATTCGATAAAATCCATATATTGGTCTGCATCATAAACGATTCCCGTTGTTCCCCGCTTCATCATCTTTAATATAATGCTATTCAAAAACTCAAACCTTTCTTTATATATAAAGTTGTCATACCAGCTTGATGAAATTTCAGGAAACTTCCTCGTCTTTCCAGTCTTAGCACCAGGCTTAGTTCGCCTTCGTAAATGTATGCCATCGTTGTGCCTTTTGACATAGTTATAGACAGTGCCATATGAAATCCCGAATCGTTTACCTACTGCCGACAATGACTCTCCATCAATGTATGCACTTACTATTTGCTCAATCAACTCATCGTTCATTTTAAGACTCATCACTCTTAATAATATCATACTTTAAGGAGTTCGTACATAGCCCTTAAAGTCAACCGCCGCTATAGTGGCGTCTGTATTAAGTACTTAAGTACTTAGTACTAATAGTAATAGTAATAGTAAATAAGTATTAAAAAGGTCTTAAGAATCGTATCGAGTCTAGTACTAAGTACTAAGGAAATCGCCTTAAGATAAAGTTGGGGATACGTTGGGGGGAACGAACACTTAAGAAAAATCCATATATTTAGTCTATTTGCATTATGCATCAATGCATATTACATATGCATATAGGTTCAAGACCTAGCAGGACACGCATTTTAGGACCCCAATGGGGTCGTTTTAACTCTTCGGACAAAATTATGGCCGGTCACAAGAAATATTGTTCTCACTTCAAAATCGACCTTTAAAACAAGGTCGAAGTTGAAGCTCGAAAAATATATCATGTTTCCCGGCATAATAAGTCCTCATCGTATTCATGGTCGGCAAGCTTTTAAATCAAGGCTAATGGGACATAAAGCTTGCCAACCTTAGTACTAATCGAATTCAATCAACTCGTCTGCCATTTTTAATCACAAATTATAAATGGCAGTCTCGTACATATTACATATTACATATAGGTTCAAGTCGATATACATATAGGTTCAAGTCGATATACATATAGGTTCAAGTCAATATTGTTAGCTTATACGTTCTATTACTTAAAACGTAATCGTCTTGATATGTTCGTATATTTGAAACGGTGGCCGATGCGACGACGGCGGCTGCCTCAAAGTGCTTAGTGCGAGCCTCGCAATGCTTGGTCGTAAACTGTATCATTGTATCATGTTTTTTAGATTAAGTGAGTTAGCTTGTCATATGACATTTATGACATTTGTCATACGATAACGTTTAGCTCAAACACTCACATGTTGTCTAGACAACTTTAAGAGCAAGCATTGTACATTTTCGACCACGTATGGTACAATATATTTATGATTAATTTAGCGACCCAAACAAAGCGTCAGTACGGTGAGCACGGCATGTTGTGGAACGTTGACATACCGACTCGTAGACAATCATATGAAGAGGTTATGTTAGCGGGCTTCGAGGAAGCAGTCGTATACTATTTGCAGAAATATCCGCAAGAGCAAATTGCGTGCGTCGAGCTTCATGGCAATTCTGAACTATTTGATGCAAAGCTTAAGCCCATCGCAAAGCGATTAGGGGTCGAGTTTCGCTATCGTACATTTGGACTGACTCGAGACGTGTTCGTAATCGCATCTGGAAAATTTAACCGGCGCCGGTCACATCCCCAACTTAAAGGAGAGTAACTATGGAACTTACAGACTTCACAACTCAAGCAGTAGCTGGTATCTTAATAATCCCATTCGTAATGGGATGGGTACAGTTTATTAAAGAAGTATTTAATCTGGACGGACCAAAAGTTACGGCGATTACTGTAACGCTTGGTGCGCTTATGTTTGCCGGGCAAAAGGTGGCTCTTATCAATCCAGGCTTTGCCCAATATTTCGAGATTATAATTTATGCACTCGGTGGCGGGCTCGCTGCTTCCGGTCTGTACAAATTGGCACGCTCACTATCCCTTGATAGTAAGTAGCGTAACCCTATATTAAATTTGTAGTGTAGTCTCGCACCCGAACGCCGTCTATCCCGGCGTTTTGGGTTTTAACTTAACCGGTACCGGGGCAACTCGTTCCGGTACCGGGGTAACTTTTACCGGTACCGGGGAAACTTTTCACGGCCCATCCATAACTTCCGTCATCATGTATGTGATTCAAAGGCCAATGTTGTCGTAATTCGTGACGACAACGAATGACATAGCCTCCCCTACATGTACAAGTTGGGCGTCGTTTCGAGTCAGGATTGACATCTAATAGGCGTTTCAGGTCACTTATGGCATCGCAGGTGCACAAACGGGGTCGAAACATATATACATACACATTCAGGTACCGCGTCCCCCAGCTCCAAACGCCTCAAACCCCCATTCGTAGCGACAACGCTGGTCGCGCTTCGCGTTCGCAAAATGAGTCGCCAACGCTCTCGCCGTCGCAATAAGTATAATGTGTTTAGTATGCGGTGTCGAAACTCATCCCCAACGTTCCTGTGCTCGGCGTACGCCATAGGCACTTTACGCTCAGGCGTAGGGCGTACGCCCCTTTAGCCCCCGGTTAAGCCGAGCGTACAAAAATCCGGGCGCCCCCAAAAAAGCCGGGCGTACGTCGAACTTCCGGCGCCCCCTTTCCCTCGCCCACCCGCAACTTAATTGCCGATTTTGTCGCTGGGCCGGCCGGACTTCCGTGTTCACCTCGGCCAGGGCAAGTTTTGATTATTTAAATTATAACCCGTGAACATTAAGAGAAGGTTAAGAGAAGATTAAGGCTAGATTAAGGGCCCGACCCCCTCGCACATGTATTTGGTGCTACCAGAACTGAACCTAAGCTGTGTCTCCGGCACACCAGCATGTACCGCAGCGACACCAATCTTAATAACCTTATAGGTACTATGAGTATGCAGCCTGGGCGAGCCTTTGCCCCCTAAAAAATCGACTTTAAATTGTCGCTGGTTCGCTTCCTCCCATTGAACTTTCTCGACAAGTCGTGGTTGTTTTGTTATCTATAGTAATTATAAACCCCCAACATTAAGGCAAGATTAAGCCAGCATTAAGACTAGATTAATGCTGGCTTTTTAATATTTACTGGAAGTTGTCGAATTTGTGATATTTGTAAGCAATTAGTCGACCAGTATCTTCGAGTAATTCCATCCATCCATCAACTTCCAACATTTTTCTGGAAATATTTTCTGAACTCCACCACTCTCGAATTATTTTTTGAAATTTGTTGTTATCGTGGCGGTGCATAAGTTCCAAAGAACTGGTAATTTCCTCAGCTCGGTCTAAAATCCAATCTTCAGAATTTGCATATTCTAGGGGTGACATGTTATCGGGTCTTGGCATTTTTATTCTCCATTTTAATTTGTTCGATTTTTTCATTTAGACAATTTGGGCAAATTCCCTTCCCCTCAAAAATTATTTGCAAATAGATTTTACATTTCATATTTTTCTCCTTTTGAATTTTGGTTACTATAATAATTATAAACTGTGAAGATTAAGAGAACATTAATCTAAGATTAAGACTGGATTAATGACCGGGTGCCCCCAATTCTGATGATGCTTATGGTTATATAGGTGCCGAGCAAAAGTTCGCAGTGGGGGCCTGCGGTACCTTAAACAAAAAAACCTCTCCATTTCTGGAGAGGCTAGAATTATCACCTCCAATCTAATCTTCGAGAACAATAAAATGCTTTTCAGCTCTTCCAACCGCAACTTCGTTTACTGCGGAAAGGAATTCATCTCCTCGAATTTGGCCAGTTACCATTTCGTCGACGAAGCTGGGTTCCAAATATAATTTGGCCTCGTCAGCAAAATCTTTCTGGTTCAAATGGAAAAGGCTCATGAGGAAAAATTCCTCTTTGTGAACCTGACCAGAAAACTCTGGGCTGAGCATATAACCTAACATTTTCAACTCCTTTTTTTAAACTGCTTTGATTATAAAAATTATATCCCATGAAGATTAAGGTAGGGTTAAGAGAAGATTAAGGTCCACTAGTACTTTTTTTAACTAACGGTGGCGCGTTAACCGGGGAAGTGATATATGGTTATACACAAAAATGGGAGCGCGATGTTCTGCGCTCCCGAGGTGACTCAGTTTTATTTCATAAAACCTCGATTCTGTGAGCAGGGTCCTGGTTCCATTTTACAGGAACTCCGCAGCTTAGAAATATTTGGCAAATCAATTCACCAACTTCAACCGTGGTTAGGGGACCTTTGTAATCATTGATGCTAGAATCTCCATAACCGATGTGAAAGCTGTGGCCAGCTTTCTTGTGGTTATTGTCCTGGTTGTGGAAATAAGCAACTCCAACCGGAGCTTTCCCTTTTTCCAGGGCTTCCTCAACTTTTGTGCCCATGGCGTAGGAAGCGCAAGTTCCACAACACCAGAAGTTCATGCGGGCAATTAGTTCGAATTTCCGCATGAGGCTAAAAGCCTTGCGAACATTCTCATCGCGGTCCAGGCTTAATTTCCAGGCCTGGTGCTTTGCATTGATGCGGTCTTGGTAAGTCATTGTGCTCTCCTTTTTTTATACTGCTTTGATTATAGATATTATATCAAATGAAGATTAAGAGAAGATTAAGCGGGCATTAAGGTTCATTAGTACTTTTTTTAACTAGTGGCGTCGCGGCGAGGGTTAAAAAGTAAGGGGCGGGGTTCTAGCCCGCCCACTAAGCACATACTTTTTAGACTAATACATAATTATCTCCTTTGTCAGTTTTTTCCATTGGCAATTTTGGCCAGTTGACCAGCATATTTCAAAATCTTTTTGCGAGCAATGTACATTTGCTTCTGGCTCAAAGCCAAAGCGCGATTTTTGCTTTTCTTGTGGTTCAGTTGTTTTGCAAACGAGGTCAAAATGAAAGAGTCGGGACCATTGAAGCCAACCCCGTTCAAATCTTGGGTATGTTCAATTTTTTGTTCTGCATAAGTCTGATACTTGAAGATTGCCATAACTCCACGGATTACCCAGCCATCATCATTTTGTAACTTAGTCTTGATCTGGTCTTTGGTCCATTCCATTGAAAAATCCTTTGCTGGTTACAAAGCCACCAGCGGGGCATTTTGATTGGTTAGAGACCGATTACTTCAAACAGTTTTCGAAGATTGGCCAAATCAAGCTCTAAAATAAGTTGAAGTATATTACGTTCTTTAGCTTCAAATTTGCCGTAGAGGTGAGGGCCGACCGAATCGAAAATTTGAACAAAAGTAAGTTCAGTGGCGTGTGCTTGAATGTTGGTCAATTGAAGCAATGCTTCTCTTTTTTCCATTCGAGCCTTGTAAGTTTTTTCGGTCATCGTTTTCTCCTTGATTGGGTTGATTTGATTATAGATATTATAACCAACCAACATTAAGCTCAGATTAAGCCAAGATTAAGACCAGATTAAGGAGCTAAACCTTGTTCTTTGGCCAGCAAGGGGGTAAAATTGTGAATGAATGGCCAATCATTTTCAGATTGCCAAACTAAAATGTCGTTACATGTTTGGAACCAATTAATTTTTGACGGTGGGCTATCTTCATAATTCCAGAGAAAAAAGCCATCATGCACATTATCGACCAAAATACATTTTGTAACGGTTAGTGTGGTTTTATTGCGGCCCATTGGAAATCCTTTGCTGGTTACAAGGCCACCAGCGGGGCACATAATTTGTTAGAACTGATGTTCACAATCTGCGCCAGAATCATGACAGCCTGCGCAATTTTCTGGAAAAATAAAATCACATTCCATATTGCGGGTGTAGCAAATGGCAATATTGTGCAAAAGTCGGTCTTTAGTTTTCACACGTTTTTCCCAGCCAGAAATTTCATTTAATTCTACCAGCATTTCAGGGGTGAAAGTTCCAAAATCACCAAGAATATCGACAATGAACGGAATTTCGTTGGTTCGAAATTTGGTCAAAGTTTTGCGATCGTGAGAAATATTTTGTTCCACCTCGTGGAGGTAGCTGTCAATATATTCACAAATTTCGTAGATGGTGCTTGGGGTGATTTTTAACTTATTTCCAGTTTCAATCATTTTGTTCTCCTTTTGGTCTAGGTTGATTATAGTAATTATA